ATGCTCAGTTACCATTCCATCCATAGAACACGCAAAGTTAAGAGAAGAATCTTTAAACTTAGCTGATGTCCCAGTCACAAAGTTATGATTTGGAATTACCAAATCCAAAATACCTGTAGAAGGAGTATATGTGGCATCAGTTGGTGTATAACCAACATTAGTAGTAATACCAACAAATACATCAAATGTATTTTGCGTTACCTCACGAACTTCTAAGAACTTGTCATTTACAGGATCAGAAGCACGAGGGTAAGTATGATTGCTGTATTGACCATCCATCTCACAAGTAAATGTGAGAGCACCTGTAGCAATACCAATTAGATTTGGATCAGTAAAGTTATGGTCACCATCTGTAATAATTGTACCTATACCACTTGCGTAATCATAAACAAAGGAAGTAATACCAATAGTAGTACCATATCCAATACCAGACTTGCCGACATTAATAGTAATACTATCTGCAGTAGTAGTAGCAGTACCAGTCTTATTGTGGAAAGGATCAGTTGATCTAGGATATGCATGGTATGTTGCATAACCATCCTTATCACAACTCATAGTGACTGACTCTGTAGCAAGTCCGACAATATTATTATTAGCATATACTAGACCCACAGCAGTAGATCCGATAGATAAGGTCATCGCACCTGTCAATGCGTTGTACCTAGCATCAGATACATCTGCATAGACTAAAGTAGAAATACCAACATTTAAACTAAACGCAGTAGTTGAAGTAGTTGTTATACCTGTAGTTACACCGCTAATAGGATCAGTACTACGAGGATAAGTATGTTGAGTACCATGATTATCTCTGGAACAAGTAAATGTAAGTGAATTGGCATCTAAAGTGATGGTATCATTTGTCATCATGCCATGACCAGACGCAAATGATAGTGTCAATACACCAGTAGTTGCGTCATAAGTAGCACCATTTGGACTCTTCTGATTACCTGATTCTGCACCACTTTGAACATTAACCGCATTAGTAGCAGTACCACCTGCCCATGTGTGGACATAATCACCACCCATGATTAACGCATTGGAAGTAGCACTCCTAAAGATGTGCTTATAACCAATACATTCTAACTGCATATTTTCAATCTTAACTGGATCTTCAATCTTAAGATTATGAGGTCCAACTGTACTGACCTCCATAATTCCAGTCTTCTCATCATAGAAAGCAGTTTGAATAGCAACCTTACTTCCTGCAGTAGGAACACCAACTATACTTGTAATCTTACCATAGGCATCAACTACTGGTTTTACATTTGCACCTACAAATGGAGCATATCCCTGACCTGGAGTAGACCCAACAGAAATGATCACACCACCCCTAGGTAATTGGTTTTCATTAATATCCCCAACATCTATTATCGGCGTGTCATATCCAAATGAACTAATACCAGTAAATACAACACTACTAATTCCAGCTTGCTCTGTGATTCTAAAGTTAGCATTAGGGTTGTTTTCACTGTAAGGTGCTTGGAATATACTATTAACAAATAGTACACCATTACCACCAGTAGTACCAATACCAGTAACCGCAACACCAATAGATGTTAATGGATAAGCAGTCTCTAATCCATCGAATGAATTAGACATATCATCAAATATTTGGTTCTTAGTATAATCTTGTCTTAAGAATGTTCTACCACCAAATGATGCTCTAGCATATGGAAGGTTATTTGGGTTAATAATTCCAGTGTCACCACCAAGAGGTGCTTGTGTGAAATGTATTGTACTATCTACTATCTGGAAAGATCCTCTAAAGATTCTAGCAGTCTCACCAGCAGAGTGTGGAGTAGCAGCAGTACCAACTGCTCCTCTTTCTACTTCTACAAGACTCCATGTACCAATACCAACAGGAGGACCAAAGGTTGATGTACCAATACCGACATTCTTTACGATAGAAAACTCATCTTCAATCTTAATAAGGTCTCCAGATTTGATGGAAGATATTCCACTTAATACAAACGCAGTTACAAAACCAGCAACAGGAACATCCAAGTCATAAGATATAGATGTATATGATATTGGTTTTTGTACTAAACCACTAATAGAAACCATAGACTTAGAGTCCGTCTTTCTCATAGTGAATCTATGCTGGTTACCAGTACCAGAATCAGCAAGGAAAGTCACACCATTACCTATTCTAGCATCACTTTCTGTTAATGCTATTCTAAATTGTTGATTATTATCCTTTATTGCATAAACAGTGTCTGGAAGATATCCAGTTACACCAGCACCAGTTTTATAAACTAGAGCAGATCCACCAATACCAATAAGGTTAGAATCTGCCTTATAGGTTAATTGCTCAAATGGCATAAAGAAATGCTCTTGTGCAAATACACCTGTAACACGGTTTAATTCATCTGGATTTGTAATATTAGTTTCACGGGCATAAATTGGAACTCCTTTATATTTGAGATCAAATTCCTTTATGTCTCTATTATTAATTCCAAGATATAAGTTTTGAGCAACAGATTCGTAAATTTGTCCGTAATTAATTTCACCAACACCCTGAAGTGTACCGTTAGGATCTAAGATCTTATACATTACTTCATTGTATGCAGTAACGCTAACAATACCAGAAACTGTTGGATGGAATTCTAAACCAAAAGTACCATCAGATCTGTAAGTGGATCCAAATGTACCTACTCCAGTAGTAGAACCTACAGAAGCTAAAGGATATTCAGTAATAAAGGTCTGACTCTTTTCAGGATCTGCTAATACATAAACCTGATGTAATGACTGAGTTGCACCATATGATACATGAACTGTAGACTTAACAGTTAAATCTGCAGTACTACTTAAACCACAAATAGTTGCAATACCAGATTTTGCTTGACTACTAACTTCTAATCTTCCTGTTCTTTCAGTACCATCTGGAGTGAATGGAATCTTAAACCTGTAAGTAGTATCTGCTCCAGCAGTTGAAGGATCTACAACAATAGACTTGAATTTAACATTAACTGGATTGGTACGACCATTTTCAAAATCTAACTTAACTAAACCACCATCAATATTAGATGTAACTGTACCAATAAAACTAGGATTGGATATACCAGCTAAATTCTGTTTTGAGTTGAATGCTGTTAATTCAGTAAGATAAGTGTTTGACCCATCATGCATAACAGCATATTCCAAATAATCAACTTGCTTATCAACTTCTTTGTCTATTACTAAGAACTGTACTATAGCAGCTTGAGATGTCAAAGTTGACATTCCAATAACATTGGTTATTGAACTAATTCCAAGTGTAGATGCAGCAGAACATTGGACATTTCCACCTTCTAAACGAATATGACCAAAAGCAGATGTTCCAACACCAACAGAATCAGCAAAATTGGTTTGAAGTGATTTTACTTCGTAGTTTGTGTCGAAAGGTTCATTTGGACGGAAGATTAATTGTGTTTGAGATTGAGGTCCAGAATATCTCGTATCAAAAGTAGCATAACCAGTACCAAGACCAGTAACTTGATTCCAATTGGTAATATCTGCTTTTTGAAGTAAATAAGTATCTTCATCAACAGTTACTGAAATAAATTCATTAAATTGATAATGATTCTTCTTAGGATCTTCTGCTTGATGGACAGTTTGCGTTAAGAATCTTTGGAAGAATCTTCCTGCAGGATAAGTTGCAATAATTCTATAATCGCTTAGATCATTAGACTCATTAGAAACAAATTGAGGACTAATATCATCAATATTCAAAACTCTGTTAGTTTTGTTTAAAATGAAGTCAGAAAGTCGAGTAGATCTTAATTCTACAAATTTTGAAACAGTTCCTGAAGATAAGAAGTCTCTACCCAAATCATAAGGGTAAATAGAGTCTGCTCTTAGAGCATCTCCTGTAAAATCAAGAACAAGTCCACCAGCATCATCTGCTGGTATAAAAGTATCACCTGGTCTACCTTTTGCTATAACTTCAGTATTAGCAAAGTTTTTCATCCCAGATGGATGAACCACATCATTTACATAAGTGATAAGGTCTTCATATGTCTTAGGACTCTCAATCGCATAAGACATATTCTGATAGTAATCATTATCAGGTAATACCTGATTAATATCATTCATTAATCCAACATTATCTCTCCACCCAACTAATGTCTTCACAGAAGCATCTATATTGAAACTACCATTAAATTCAACAATAGAAACTACTCTTGCCTTAGATCCACTTAGTTTACCAGTTAAAACATCAGTTATATCTAAAGGTTCTGCTCCACTAACAACAATCTTAGCAGTATTCTTATTTAAGAAATCTAACTGAATATCTGCATCCGCATTGTCATTTCTCTTGAATGGTTCATTCTGAACGAAATCAGAATTACCTTTAACTACTTCAAATTTAGCAAGATAACTTGCTTCTACTAATTGAGCAAATCCAAATTTAACAGTTGCTCCAGTACCAGGATTTGTTGTAATTCCGTTTAAATCAAATGTTACTTGTCTTGGGTTGACAGCATCATTATAATCAGATACTGTAAATGCTTCAAACTTATAATCACCTGAGTTAAACCCATCACCACTTCCAGAATCGAATTCAATACCTTCAACAAGGACTTTATCACCAACAGCAAAAGGTTCTTCATCATACCCCAAAACAGGTGTAGTAATCTTACATGTTAAGAATCCTGCTTGTGATTCTGTACTTAAAATGCTAATACCGTTACTATTTCTAACAGGAGCAACTCCATAATCATTATTTGACAACCCAACTGGAGCAACAGACACAGTTGCCTTAGTAACAGCAGAATCGCTTAATTCACATGTAATAAGACCATTATCTAAGATCTCACCTGAACCCCTATCATATAAAACTAATGATGGAGCATTAATATAGAACTTACCACCAAAAACAACCTTAACTTCAGTAATAGTACCATAATCATCAATTTCAACAATTCTAGGAATAAATGCGTCAGGTTTGAGTGTATTATCCGAAGGATATCCATAGACATCCTCAGGAACAGTCATTTTCTCTAATTTGTTGATAGAGACCGATTCTGGGATTAATGTTGCGTTAATACCACTTCCTTGAATACTTGTAATTCCAGGAATTGTATTATAATTGTATCCACCGTCACCTATCGATACAGTAGCAATACCACCCGTAACATTTGCAGCAGTAGTAGTATATTCTATAATTTCACAATCATCTCTATCATAACTCAGAGATTCTGGTTTAAATTGCAAATTAACAGTAAATACTGTAGTTCCAACACCAACAACATTATAATTTCCATTATATCCACTTCTAACATGTTTTATTTCATTTCTATTGACTACTGTATTATCAGCAGTAATAATACCAGTTGGACCAAATAAATTGTAATAAAGAGTATCAATATTATCAGAATGACTTAATTTTACTGTAGGATGGTATACAGAGTTAGGATTGGTAGAAGCGACACCAACAGTTGCTGAAGTTCCAACACCAACCACCTCAAATCCAAGACTTGTTCCTGATCCAACAAATTCATTAATAAATTTATTGTCATAATAGAATTTTAAGTCATATGTCAACAAACTAGGATCACTTAAGTCAAAAACAATGTCATTATTAGCAAATGGTCTTAATTGTGGATTAATTGGGTTAAGAACTTGTCCAGATCCACCAGAACTTGTAATATTAACAACATTCGGAGTTCCTTGTGTTTCTTTTAATGTATTTGCAAGTTGAATTGTATTATCATCAATTCTAATAACATAATACTCTCTTTCACTAATTCCACCAGGGAAAGTAGAAGATGATGTATACAGAACCCTATCTCCACTAATTAATCCATGCTTATAAAGACTAATTCTATTTGAAGTTGTATTAATACCAGATGCAGCAACATCTATTGGATCAACAATTAAATAATCATTTACTTTCTTTACTGTAGCGAAAGTAGTTGTTCCAATACCAGTAGAAAGACCTGGTTTAACAATTAAATTGATTGTGTCATCTAGTGACAACCCGTGAGATTCGGAAGTCTGTATATTCGATAAAATGTTTTGTACACTTCCAGTAACCTGATCAGTTTCTACAGTTTCAAACAAAAAGTCATTATAATCTCCACCACCACTAATAAAGAAGATATCACCAGATGTTTTAGTTGTTTTTAGTCCAATAGTATCTTTAGTCTTTCTTGTTGCATAAAGTGTAGATGGTAAATTGAATGTTCCAGCATAAATCCCAGATGTTGCACATGATACATTACTTCCACTAGGAGAAACAGTAAAATTAAGAACATCGTTGGTGTTTAAACCATGATTTTGAATATAAACTTCTTGGGTTCTTAGAGATCTCTCTTTAGTAACTCCAAGATACTGATAATTCCTTGTTATTGTCTGAGAAACAGTTGTACCAAATCCAACAGATTCTTGTGCATTAAAATAGAATTTTCTATTTACATTAGATTCAAAAGGTTCGATAGTTAAAGGAATATCTAATCTATTTGAATAGTAACTAATACCAAGACCAATAAGACCTTGAGTTTGAGATTGTGTTAAACCAATACCAGATGTACTAACACCTGTTGATCTACGGATTCTAATTACATTATCTTCTCTATTGATACCAATAATCTGTGCTGTTTCTGATCCAATTGCAACAGGATCTCCACCTATAGTATAACTAGCACCAGTACCAACTACAACCTGTTTTGGTGTCATTGTACCAAAACCAATAGTAGAACCAACAGAAACCGTTTCTGGAACCCATTGAACTTTAATATCAGTAACTAATCCAACAAATCCAGTTTCTAAAAGGTTTGTTGAATAATTTAATGAATTTATCTGATGTGACCCTACAAGTTTAGTAACACTAGTAGATAATCCAGCAACTTGAATATAATCGTAAATGTTAAATGAATGATATGGATCAAAATGTGCAATAATTGCTTGTGGTGACCATTCAAATACTACATTGTTATAATCAAAGAATTCTGTATCAATCTTATTAACTGTTTTACCAGTTACTGCTTTAACAGATGCTCTAATACCAAATCCACCAGTTCCTTCATTATCAAAGTATATTTGAGATCCTGTTGTGTATCCTGTTCCTGGAGAAACGATTCTAATTTCTTCAACTCTACCAGTACCTATCTTATCTGGTCTTGCAATCTGTTCTACTACTTTATATGGTTGATATACAAAATCATAAGATGCACCATCACCAAACATCTTATATGGGAAGGTATTTCTAACTAAATCTGAATTTTCAAAATCAAAGTTATTTTGTTTAATTTTTTCACCAGAAACAGTATTTACCCTTAGAGGTATTGCTCTATATGTGTCTCCTATGTAATATGGGAACTTTGGCTTACCAAAACTATCTACACTAGCAAAATATGCGTATATACCATTCTCAAATTCTGGCGTTTTAGTAAATCTACCGTTATGCACATCTAAATCACCAGCAGCATCATAATAGTAGTCTTCAATAAAGAATCCTTCTGGAAATTCTGCTGTTGAAGGTCTATTTTCGACTTTAGATGCATCTAAACTATAAGAAGATTCCATCCTTCTAGAAGAAGACTGAATATCATCAGAAACATCAAATCCATAAGGACCATAAATTGGTATTCCATCATATGCCCATCCAATGATAGGAGAATGACCTGATCCATCATCGTTAAAGACATTTCTAACTGTTGCTCCATAAGCAACACTTTCAATTGCTAATCCACCTTCTACTGGAGCAAGATAGTCTCCCTCTTCATTAGTACTAGTAAAGAACTTGTTACCAACAAGTCTTCTAACCTTTGTAGAGAAAGTTGCGGATTCACCTGGTTGTTTAACTGTTACTGTTGATGTATCTGGATAACCTAATCCCTCAGAAAGAACTATTACATCAGAAATTTCCTCACCATTCATAATAGCACGAAGTTTCGCACCAAAAGCAGTACCAGTACCAACTACCTCTAAATCTGGTGGACCATCATATTTAATTCCACTACTTTGAACAAAAGCATCAATTACTTTTCCATTAACAATGATTAGACCAATTTGTCCAAAACTACCAGAATTTATAGAAACATCAGGTGGTTGCTCAAAATTAATAACTGATGATCCATAATTTTGACCCCTATCATATAAAATAGTGTCTATAATAGGACCACGAACTATAGGAGTTGCTGTTAAATTTACTTGAGTGTTTGAATCAGTAATAACATTAACATCAACAGTTATTGGTGGATAATAGAAATCTTGATATTGAGATCCAGTTCCTGATAATCTAACATATTCTTTATTCTTATAATTTGTACTATCTGGAATTCTAGTAGTAGCAATACCAGAATAACAAAGTCTGAACTTATTCTCATCAATAGTTAAAACTTGATATTGAGAATTTGTAGATAATCCAGTAATAACAGTACCACCAGTAGATGTTATTCCATAATGAACCACTTCACCATCTTTAAACCCATGATTTTCAAATTCAATATGATCCCTATCTGTACTAATTTTAGAAGGTTGTACAGAAATTCTCTTATTTGTATAACCAGTACCACCTTCAAGAATACTAACTCTAGATATTCTTCTCTTAGTTTCAAAATCTCTAAACTCATGGAGACCATTATTTAAAGCTGCAGCAGTTGATCCAAACCCAACAGTGTTAATTCCTAGAACAGAATCATTTTTACTTCTATAAAGTTGGAATATTGTATCACTTCTAACACCAACATAGTATGATTGGTTTTTAATTAAACATGTATCTATACCAGCAGCTGCTGTTGTATGAAGTCCAAGTACATTATTGTTATTAGGACTATAAAGTATCCTATCACCAGTATTATAATAATGAGGTTTATCTAATATTATCCTATCACTCATCCAATCAATAGTACCACCATCATAGAATGACTTTGCATTAAATGCAAACTTTCTATAGTATAATTCTGTTACAGCTTGTGCTTTTGCATTAGATCCATTACCACCATGAACATCAACAGAAATAACTTTTTTAATTTCAAAATCAACAGGATCAATTAAAACATCTGTTAGTGTTCCACCAACTGCTACTCTACCAAATGCTGTATTAATACCAGTTGTATTATCTTCTATAGTTATTGTGGGTGGATTTAAAACATCATAATTCCTTCCAGAATTAACAATATTCAAAGACTTTAATGGTCCATAATATACAAATTTGTCTGATTTGTAGTTATTAATTTCAACACCATTAACTAATATACCAGTATTACCATCTAAAGTTTGATCAGAACTAGTTACTTGATTGGATCCTGCTTCCAAATCCTGCTCAAGAACAAATCTCTTAAGAACTCTACTTGGGAAGATTGATTTTCTTGCTTGTTCAACTCTAACAAAATCATGATAACCAGATGTTGTTGGAGGTGTAAATTCTTGAGCTAATCCAGACGCAATAAACGATCTAGATGGATATAACTTAATTTTATTATTTGGAGTTAATACTTCAACAAAATAACTGTCTTTTTCAAGTCCTGCAATAGGATCAGATCCTGGACCTATAATATATGATATTTCATCTCCTGTTTTAAAAGGAACTGGTGAAGAGAATGAAATAACAGAATATTTGTTAGTTAGACTATTATAAGATTGGAAATTTCCACCAGATACTGTTGGATTTGTTAAATCAGCATGAATTTTATCAGTATCAATTTGATATGATGGAATAGAGTTAGATGCAACATACGCTTCTTGTTTTCCACTTTCAGATTTATTAAAATCAAGAACATATGTATTACTAATATCAGATAGAACCTGATTTTGTCCACCAATGATAGGAACAGAACTACTAGTCGCTTTATTCTGGACTCTTCTTATATCATAGTCTAATGAAGGACTTATAGTGTAAGATCCTTGTATACTTACCGAATTATTTGAAATATTGACATAACTAACAACTAAATTGTTTGCTACAATGGTTTCTGCTGCTAAGTTATCCCTAACAAGTAAATCAACATTATCACCAACCTTTAAACTAGATTTGTCAATATAACCATCTAAAGTAAAGGTAGATCCACTTATATCTTTGACTTTATACCTTGCACTAGTATTATAAATCCATGAATTGAAGAAAATCTGTTCATAAGTTCTTGAAGACCGTGGATTGGTTACATATCTTCCAAGATTCTTAACTTTAATTCTAGATTCTCCACTTAATCCATATAAACTTTGTGTAGACTCAAAATCTCGCAGAACACCAGTTATTCTCATTTCAACTGGTTTAGTAGTATCATTATCTTCATACCCATACACTACCGTAGGTGTGAATACATTAGTAGTAGATGGAATTTCAATTGCAGTTGTAGTTACACCAATAAATTGGTTTACAGTCTTTTCAGTATAAGATAATTCTTGATAATAAGCATCAGAAGATAATCCAACTTGTATATTTCCAGTTTGACCAAATCCTATGGTAGAATCAACCGTAAGAACGGTTGCACCCATTCCAATTTTACCTATTACTTGAGTACGACCTGGAACAACAAATGTACCTTGTATTAAGTCCCTATCATCATATCCAATGAATACAGATAAACGATAATAGTTATCTCTGATGCTAACAACTTCAGAAATAGGTCCAGATGCAGATTTAACAAGAGGATTGTTAGGATCAGCATCTTGAAATAGTGTTTGTCCGATTAATTTTGTAGCATCTCCAGAAACTGTCTCTACTGTAAAGGATTCCCTTCTCAAATAGTTTGCATAAGAGGGTTTTATGAGGTATTTTTCAAGATCATTGATTTTTGGTTCTAAACCAAACAGTGCTTTGAATAAAATCTTGAAAGATTCGTCAGTACCCTTGGATTCATATAAACTTCTTGCTTCTTTGATGAAATTATTAACATCTAAACTAGGACTTAACGCAACTCCTTGAAAACCAGGAGCATACAATGATTTTAACTTGTCATAAAACTCTTTTAAGAATAAAGCACTTAAATTTTGAACATATGAACTACTATTATGAGATGTAGCAGTAGTTTGCTTCCATTCTAAATTTTTTGGATCACCTGCTTGGTGATATGTTGTAATTCCACTAAATCCTCTAACACATCCAGTAAAACTGTTTGTAGTTATTCCTGTATATGTAATAATTTCATCATCAATCTTTATAAGACCATGTTTTTTAGGAAATCCTTTAGTATTATCAGAAACAGTGATTATATCATCAGTTGAAGTAATATTTGATGCTAAAGATACGCTTCCAGATATAACTTCCTTTGTTAAATTATCAATTTTAATATATTTGTCAATATTTTCGGCAAGATCTACAGGGCCACCTTGATATTCCTGAGAAATATAATATTGCTCTAGAAATTTTTCAAATAGAGGGTTTTCAGCTACTGCAAACTCTGGTGCTTGGTCTGCAACTAGTTGATAAGTCTTAACTCTGGTAGATAAGGGGCTATATGTTTCAATCATCCGATTTTAAGATCTTGTGATAGTGCCGTTTGAATAACTAGAAGTGACTTTATATCCAATTCCAGAGATTTGTTGTCCAGAAGAGATAGTGTCTTTTACGATATTTATCTTACTATTTGACATGTCTAATTGAAGGTACAAATCCTTCAATCCAATAATATCATTAGATTCTGGATATGCCTGAATCTCAATCATGCCCGATCCAAGATTAGTTTCGGATATATTGATAGTATTGATGATAATTTCACCTTTAATATAATCAACTGTTCCAGCAGAAGGAATAACTACAGGAGAATTTTCACCACCAATATTAACTATTTGAATTACAGCAATATCACCTGTTTTTAGATCTTCATGAGGAAGATCAGAGAAATATAATGTATTTGGATTGCCATCAATCTTAAATCCACTACTTTTAATGTTTTTACCACTAGCAACTACATGGAATGAGTTACCAAAACACAATTCATACTGAGCAAAGGTATTAAAGATTGGTTTTAAGTCCCTTCTCATGGTTAATTTGGTAATATTTGATGTAATCGCTTCATTTGTACCATCTACAACTTTTAAAGCATCAGAATACTTAAATCTACCACCAAACGCATTCAGATTAGTACTTTTTCCATAAGCACTTAATGAAGATGTTACTTGTGCTTTCAATCCGTCAATATCACTAAAGACATTAGCGTTATAATATGCACTAACATCCAATTCAATATAAAGAATCTTAAGATCAACTATTCTTTGGTTAATTCCTGCCATTGAATACTTCTTTAATCCGTCTAAAATTTGAACTTTAGAGAAATCGGACAAATATGTTGCATTTCTAGGTTTTACGCTTAATACAACAGTACCAAATTCAGGTGGATCTAGTTCTTCACCACCCATAACAGAAACAGACTCTGCATCAGGGAATATACTCTGTACAATTGCTTCATAATCCTTCGCTGTAACCGCCCTGTACTGGGAGGAATAGACCCTAGGAGCGATATACTTAATAGAGTTAACACTTTCTATCTCACCGCCTCCTCTAGCAGGTTGAACGGTTGATACTACTACTGTTTGAGATGGAGCAATAGGAGCACCTGCATCATTTTCCGCACTTGCACTAAATGAGAAGTTAGTTCCATCATTTCCTGCCTGTCCATCAGTAATAATATAACTAACTTCGATAATATCACCACTATCCAACTTCTTACCAAACAATCCATCTCCAAATAACAATTCATACTGCTCATCTTTGACTTCTTGGATCAAATAGATGTTAGATTTCTCATTAATTGCTGTTATATTGTCAATTTTAGAATATTCTAGTCCAGAACTTGATCCAGACTTCCTTACAAACACTCTAATTGACTCTGTATCAACAAAAGAGTTCTCTAAAATGAATCTTTGGTCTAAACTACCACTAACTGTGAAGAATTTTCTTAAAAGTGTGCCTTGATAGACATTAAGATTTCTAAATTGAGCAGTTCTTGGTGGATTTACAGTAATATTTGTTCCTACATCAATAGGAGAAGGTACAATTACATCTTCTGGGATAGAAAATGTATAAGAAGTGTTATTTGTTGCTCCAACTACGACTAAACCCTTTGCTAATTTAACACTATTACTATTTCCGTTGAATTTAAAGTCAAAATTTACGATTGCTTTAGCAGATTTACGAGATCTAGGCACATATCCGATATTTCTTGCAAGAGAAACTACATTTTCTCTTAAAGTTGCTGAATCCAAGAAGGATTCATTGACCACCATATTACTATTGAACGCTGAAATATAAGTATTGTACGCTAATATGTCAATCAGAATCGACATATTGGATCCTTCATAGTCAAAATCAGTAAAATCTGAGTTTGATCTTAGATAATCCTTTATTTGTTCCTTAATTTGGTCAAAATCAAGGTTAGTAAACTTTGATACGGGCATGTTTTTTACCTAGTTGCCTCTAATACGAACGCATAAGATTGGGTTTGGAAGTCTTCACCGACAATATCATAAAAAATATGTACTTCAAAGGCATTTCTATCAGGTCTTGGGTCAGCTTCAACCCTAACATTAGCAATTCTGGGTTCCCACGCACCTAAAACATCCTCAATTTGCCTAGCAATGACGCTTCCTTGAGCATCATCAACAAATCCAAATAAACTATCAGTGACATCTGATCCCAAATCACTATAAGGACGCTCATTTACTCCTGTTTGAACAAGATTTCTTACTGAACGCTGAATAGCCCTCTCATTTTTTAACATTCCCAAATCACCAGTCACGGGATTTGGTTGAAAACTGAGAGTTATATCCTTATATGCACGAGATTTGGTTATCGCCATCAATAATGACAGTACATGTCAGGGTTATTTATACTCCCTTTTGGAATGTTATGTTAAACGATAGACTTATTCTAGTATTATCTGTGCAATTAGTCCTAACTCCATGCTGCAACCAACCAGGAAATATCAACAATTTACCTTCAACAGGTATATGATCCCATGCAGTACCTAGATGAGTAAAATATTCAGAAGTACTTAAGTGAGGGTTGGGTGTTTCAAAAAATATATTACCGTCTTTATTATTAGTTTTATAATAATATACCCCAGAAATATCTGCAGCACCATGAGTATGTGTGTGAGCATAATTTCCTTTTCCGCATTTTGTGAACCAAGAAACTATTTTATATTCTGATGGTATATTAGACCTTCCTATTTCTTCAAAATAACGATATACATGTTTATCAATCTCATTGCTTAAAGTATTTAATTCACATATATCTAGAACATTTTCATCAAAATTTTGTGGAGCAAGTAAGTGTGTCTCACCCCAATGTTTTTTATATTTAAATTCAAGTTTATCCAACCCCTTTTCAATATCCTTTTGGATATTATGGAAACTATCTACTTTTGTATAATAAAGTGGTGTTGAAAATAAAGTTTCAATCATTGCCAACGAGTAACAGTCAATTCAATACTATTATCATCCATTTCCCACTCTTCTGCTACCTGCCATCCATCTTCCTTTATAGTATTATGAATGGTCATCCTTGCATACTGTTGTGTAATCTTCTCAATAAACCTTTTTGGGGGAATGGGATCTTTCCATGTTTGAATATCTGCTACTAATTCATATTCTGTTCCATTCCAACGGAACCCTATATCATCCCCTATAGCAACATCAACCTTTACTTTCTCATGGTTATGATCAATAGGGTTAATTAATAAATGATCCTCCTGTACATCGTACTGAAGGATCTGTAATGCTTCGAGCAAAGCGGGTTTTTTAGTTATCTTAGTCTTTATCGTACTGAAATGTGACATTAGCAGCCTTCTGAATCGTGTACATATTCTTCAACTGGTTCAGTCTCATAAAAAGCAGGAGTAAACTCCCTAGTCAATACATTACCTAGTTCATCTTCTACGCTCTTAGTAACTTCTAAACATTGATTACCAGTTACACCATATATCTCTGCAGTTACATTACCATTTTGTTTAATGGTATACTTAACCGTTTCCTGTTTTGACATAACTAAAAAAGCGAGTGTGTGTTATTTAGAACTGTTTAGGATGTGTAACTACATCCCCATGTATTTCGCCTATGTCGTCTATATGAGCATGATCTATATCAACATGCAGACCCTTTTCATAGAAGTCTGCAATTCTCTCTAGAGCATTAGCAATGCGATTCAATTCATCACTCATGGTTTTCCTGTTTTTACCTGTGTCTCTAGTATAGCGTCTTTTATAACAGTTTTCAACTGTCTTAACTTTTTCTTCCCAAGTCCTGCCCTTGTATCGATCTTTACCTTTAACCAGTATACAAATGTAAGTACTAGTAAAAATTGAATCCCTTCTGCCCAAGACATATTCCATGCCTCATTGAGATCGAGACTCGCCGCCGCTAGGAGATTAATCATTTTCCTTGTCCTCTATAAGGTTTACGAGCCGAGTTACGGGATGTGGGGGAATATTTGGTATTCTTACCATTCCCTTGCCTAGTCTTCTTCGGAGTCGTTTGAATGTTGTTCCCCGTTGGGGATGTGTACACTTTCGCCATTGTGAATTGTATGTGAAATAATATTAGGAGATGGATACCCAGTCTCATAAAAACATTGAGAGAGTTCCACCATTTTATCGAGGAACTCATCTTCGGAGAGACCTGTGTAGATCTCTCCATCTTGTATGATTATATTATATGACTCGTTGCTTTTCATGACCTACACGGATACGAGGATCGCACCATATCTCAAAACCAGCATCGAGAGCATCTAGACAGAAACTGACATCCTCTCCACACATGTCTTGTACTTCTCCACTTTCAAAGACCTGCATCTTAGGTGCGAACCAAGGATACTTCATCTTATCATGTTCCCATACACCATGCTTAATAAGAACCCATCCAAATCCTGTGTAATCGACAGTAAATGGTTTCTTACGCTTAGACATGGTTTCACCAGTCTCATGATTCATAACCCCTCCGTTATTACGGAAGTTATCTTCATCTAACCAGTGAGCAACAGAAGTGGTACTACCATCTTCAGTCATATACCAACCAGCAGCAATGTTCTTATCCATAAGAACAAGTTGTAGGAGCTTCTCTGTATTGAATACAATATCAGAGTCAATCCATAACTGCATATCATACTTAAGTTTTCCATCCCAAGGTATCTGGTCTGGTCCTCTTAGTACATTTGCACCAAGGCACTTGCATCTAGCAAAGTTAACCATTGATGAGTAATCTTGTGAGATCTGTATGCTGACCCCATGTTGAACTAAATCAAAGCAGAGTTGTACAAAGTTCTTTAGGAATACAAATGAACAACCACGACCAGGCATACAGAATACTAGGTTCTTACCCCTTAGTAGTTCCCATGCTTTATCGTAATCCCATTCACTTTCTACATTCTTCTTTGGTGGGTTCTTTGCTTTAACAGTAAATCCTTTAGCCATAATGTTTTACTTGGACATCAGTATTATAACAGATTATATAGGCGAAGTCAATTAGAATATATTCATTGAAAGTATAGTTCGCCGTACATTAGTAGTATTAGTAGGTGCATAATGTAAAAGACTTGTAGGGAAAACTAATAAATGCCCTTCTTCTACTTCTGCTGGCATATAATCAACTACATTACCATCAAAATTATTTAAGAATGGACTTACAAATGTAGTTGGTCTATGAGACTTTGGATCATATTCTATAAACAATGCAGAACTATATCCACCAAACCCATGATTGTGTACTGGATGCCCATGTGATGATTCATAATACTGAAACCATGCAGCACCTATTCTAAAATCATATCCCCTATGACCAAATGCACTTAGTATATGTGTAAAGTCTTCTCTAAGTATAGGATCAATTAAATGACAATATCTTCCAGATTCTCCATCTGTTGAATAATCAGTTACCTGATCCGCATAAGGTTTTAAATGCTTTTGCTGTTCCTCTAAGTTATCCTTACTATACTCATTATAGATCTCCATTAATTGTCCTTTCTTTCTATCCCAGTCAGGTATCTTATAATTCGCAAAGGGGATTGCGAACCTCTTTAAGTATGGACCTGAGTATTCACCATTACTATCAACCATCATGATGCTTGTACCTTATCATACTGATTACTAACCAGCGTTTCATTAGAGTCACGATATTTAGTATTGAAACTAATAACGAATCGCTCGCCGATCTCGGTCTCTGTTTTATGATCTAACCAACTAGGAAATAACACTAAGAGTCCCTGGTACGGTTCTACTGGGTGAAATACAGTAGCATACTCTGAGTGGTATTTGAACCACTCCATCGTCTTATAAAGGTACAGTGGGTTGCGAAATAGTAATGGTGCTATCTCTTCTGTAAGTATTGGATAGTATGCCCCACTAAGAACACTACCATTGTGTATATGTAAATCTAACCTACCCCCTTTAGGAGTCTTATTACACCAACTCTGACCAACATCTAGTTCATCAAACCCCAATGCTCTTGCATGATCATTAACACACATCTGTATTACTTCTTTTATATTCGGTGTCTTATCTAAAAAATACTCTTTTCCACAATCAGGTATAAAGGAACTTGTGCCGTTTTCCACAAGTGCATGATCATCAGTTGTTATAGTATCCTTTACATCTACTATCTCACTAATATCAAATGCCCCTAAGTTATAACATGAGACTGGTGTGGGGAATAGATTGAATTCTTCTTTCTTAATATGAGGCATCTGTCATGTCTTCGGACTCCACTTTTACAATAGTAAGTTCTTTATGCTTATTAACTCTCTCTTTAATCTTCTTTAGCAACTGTTCCTCGTCAAGGTTAATTAAATCACCTACTGGGGTGTTGTTATTATCGTAGACATGGAAAGTTGTGTTCATGCTTCCTCTATGTAAATGCCGTCTCCATCTATTGATATTATAACATCTGAACCCTCATACCAATCTAATTGGTTACAGAATGTTTCAGGGATTGTAAGAGTATATTCGTCAGTTATACTATCGACCCTCAGAGTCATTCTTTTTTTATTAATTTTTTTCACAATATGCGTGGACTGACCTATGTTTTTATATATCAGAAATTTTTTTTCTAGACTGATATCACGAAGTCGATCTGGGTCGTTTATAGCTTATGAATAAGGAACCCTATTAAAACACGCATCACGCCACACCACGATAACACATAAGACGCAAAACACTGTCTCTGATTGTTAATCAGTGTGTCACACAGTTCTTATAACATAAGGACTGCAATTACATAATACTCAGTGTTACTCAGAGTGTCATAGATTGTCTCTTTGTTTGTGTACATTAGTATTATAACATGATGCTCACAGACTGTCAACAACTGTCAGGGTCTTATGTTATAACAACTGACATAATACTTTGATGGACTGAGTGTTACAAACTGTGTATCCCCTAATTGACATTCTGTTCGTCTCATGTTACGCTCGCTTAGTCAACATCATAATGACACGATTAGACCCCTTAGAGTATCATTTAGTGACCACACAGTTGATGATACATAACACGCATATATGTTTATTTAAGTATTTAAAAGAAATGCGTAGTTTTCCACAAATGTATCATTAACTGTGGAAAACAGTTAGTATTACATAGGCATGAAATCGCTGAGATCTCATTGTATATCTGAATACCTATGTTCCTGCGCCTGGTACATACTTAGTGTGGAATCTTCTGTTGAATTGTTGTTAGTAACTAACTCACAATCCTTATACTGGTGAGTATACACTAGCATGGCAACTTTACAAGTTGGGTATTTACTATTAGGACAATGTGAGGGTCTTTCACTAACACAAAAGGTGATGTAATCGTCACCAACAAATTGTACATCACCTGTGATATTATCATACTTAATTGTTAACCCAATTTGGAAGTCTGCTTTCTGCATGATACTAACTGGTGTAGTGTTGATTGTAATAAATCCTCCACATGTGCAGGTAGTTTGTTATCACCTTTGTCACGCCATGTGTACTGATAGTTTAATAACAATGTATGTAAGAATGTCAGTTGATTATGTGATAAATCCACTGAGTATTGTGATGTTTTAGATGTCATTTAGCACTCCTATTCTGTTTGAATTCATTATAATCTAGGGGCGAAATCGGGCGTGACTCGCTGTTACTAACTGGAGCATGTAATTGCTCAGGATAGTTATTAAAATACTCTACAATCGCATCATAGTTAGTGATAACAACTGGTTGAGGATTAGTGTTCATTGTTTATAATAAAGGGGATAGATTAGTGTGTGTTGAGTAATAAGAAAAGGGGGAAAATGATCCCCCCTTAGTTAACACTCTTCTATAACGATTAACTCGAAATCAATTACATTTATATCCTCACGAATAATGTTAATTAGTGAGTGTAATTGTTTCTCGCCGTTACTATAAATGTTGAAATGTACGATATAGTCGTTAATACTAACTGGTTCAACGATTACATCATCTTGTGTATATTTAGAGATGAAATCGCCAACCAATGTATCATCAACTGCTATAAACGCTATTTCACATTTAGCGACATAACCTTCAAAGAAGTTTATATCTTTTGCCAGTCTTTCAGGCGTTAAAGAAGATTT